CACTATAAAAGATACAAAACTTAAAATTGTAAAAAACTTTTTCTCAAAAGAAGAAGTAGAATTATTAAACAAATATGTAATTATTCAACATAGATTAAACATTGATCGTTTTGATTTTAAACACAATCCAAATTGTGACACATATAAGTATGCAGATCCTTTAATGGAATCTTTACTTTTATGTAAATTTGACTTAATGGAAAAAGAAACTAATTTAAAATTACGTCCTACTTATTCTGCTTGGAGGATGTATACGAAATTTGCAGATTTAACAAAACATGTAGATAGACATTCATGTGAGATAAGTGTAACAGCTATGATTGGTTCAGATGGTACACCGTGGCCTATTTATATAGGAGACAAAGAGGTTGAACTACAAGATGGTGACGCAGTAATTTATTTAGGTTGCGAAACTGAACATTATAGAAAAGAGTTTTTAGGAGATTGGCACGCACAAGTTTTTTTTCATTACGTTGATGCAAATGGTAAAAATAAAGAGTGGTGGAAAGATAAAAGATCTTTATGGGGGGAACAAGTAGAACATGGTATTTGAACAAAAAGAAGACGGCTCTTGTGATATAATATTTTCTGAAGAAGAAAAAAAAATAATCACAGAAAAAGGAAAAATTTATTTAACTGCACAATCGTTAAGACATTTTGGAAACAATCTAGTCAGAATAGTAGCAGAATTTAATAAAAATTTTGATAAAAATTTGCAAAAAACACCAAGTAATGAAGACTCTAGAATAGAGGGATTAGATAGAGATTTATAGGCCTTAAAATATATGTTATAATTTGTTATGCCATTAACAAAAGTAAATATAGCCCCTGGATTTAATAAACAAGTTTCACAGACTGGTGCAGAAGGTAAGTGGACTGATGGTGACTTTGTTAGATTTAGATATGGTTTACCAGAAAAAATAGGTGGATGGGAACAAATTTTAGAAAGCACATTAATTGGTGCAGCAAGAGAACAGTTTGTATGGGCTGATTTAGATGGTAGAAAATATGCTGCAATAGGAACTAATAAAGTATTAGTAATTTATTATGAAGGATCTTTTTTTGATATTACTCCACTAGGCACAGCTTTAACTGGTTGTACATTTGATACTGTTAATACTTCAGCAACAGTTACCGTTAACAAACCTGCTCATGGTTTAGAACCTGGAGACATATTTTTATTTTCATCAGTCACACCTCCAACAGGAGCTGGATATACAGCAGCAAATTTTACAACAAATCCTTTTCAAGTAATTACTACACCGGGAAGTGATACCTTTACAATTACTATGGCAAGCGCAGCAGGGACAACGGTCAACGGATCAGGATCTGCAACGGTAACTCCATACATAAAACCAGGAGCTTTAGGTTCAACATTTGGATTTGGTTGGGGTACAGGACTTTGGGGTGGTGGCCAACAAGTATTCAGTACATTAAATGGAGCATTATTAGATGACACAGCAGGCACAGGAGGATCAGGAACCTCAATTACACTTGCTTCAACCACAGGCTTTCCTTCAACAGGTACAATAAAAGTAGGTGCAGAATTTATTTCTTATACAGGTATTTCATCAAATGATCTTACAGGAATTACTAGAGGTGCAGCGGGAACAAGGTCGGCTCATTCAAGTGGTGCAGGAGTTGAAGTTTTTACAGGATGGGGTATTGAATCATTGTCACAAACATTAACAGTAGATCCTGCGTCTTGGTCTTTAGATAATTTTGGACAACAGCTTATTGCCACTATTAAAAATGGTCAGTCTTTTTCTTGGAACCCGATAAATTCTAATTCAAATGCTCTTAACACTAGGGCTGTAGTAATCTCAAATGCTCCAACTGCATCAATTATGTCTTTAGTTTCTGATAGAGACAGGCATTTAATAATGTTGGGGACTGAAACAACAATAGGATCTCCTGGAACACAAGACAAACTATTTATAAGATTTTCAGACCAAGAAAATATTTCTGATTACACACCAACTTCTACTAACACGGCTGGAACATTTAGAGTAGATCAAGGAACTAAAATTGTGGGTGCTGTTCAAGGAAAGGATTATACTTTAATTTTAACAGATAACGCTGCGTATGTAATGCAATTTGTAGGACCTCCATTTACTTTTTCTATAAGACAAGTAGGTTCTAATTGTGGATGTATTGGTCAACACGCCATGAAATATGTAAACGGTGCAGTTTATTGGATGGGTGAGTCTGGAGGATTTTTTGTATTTGATGGTACAGTAAAATCATTACCTTGTGCTGTGGAAGATTTTGTATTTACAACTAAAAATGGTAATAACCTTGGTGTTAATTATTCTGCAGGAGAATCAGTGTATGCGGGTCTTAATCATTTATACGAAGAGATTTGTTGGTACTATCCACAAGCTACTTCTGATTTTAATAATAGATATGTTTGTTATAATTACCAAGATGGAACATGGGTGACTGGCTCTCTATCGAGAACTACTTGGGTTGATGCAAATCTTTACGAAAATCCATATGCAACAGAATTTACTTCAACAGGTGTTGGTTCTTTTCCAACTGTTCAAGGTGTTACAAATATTAATGGGTCAACAAAATATTTTGAACATGAAAAAGGTGTTAATGAGGTAGATACGGCAGGAAACAAAACTGCAATACCTGCTTTCATTGAATCAGGAGATTTTAGTTTAAATCCTGACGGTACTAATGCTGAGTTTTTTATGAGCATGAGAAGATTTGTACCTGATTTTAAAACTATACAAGGTAATGCTCAAGTTACAATTTTACTAAGGGATTTTCCTAGTGATACTGAAGCATCGTCTCCTTTAGGACCATTCACGGTCACTGGATCAACCAAAAAAGTAGACACTAGGGCTAGGGCAAGATTTGCTAGTTTAAAAATTGCTAATACTAGTACAGATGAAAATTGGCGTTTTGGAACATTTAGAGCAGATGTGCAATTAGATGGAATGAGGGGATAATGGAACCAGATCTAGTAAATGAATTTGTGCCTGGTGATCAGACTATGCAACTTCAAGGCATTCAACCATTATTACCCCGAGAGGATTTAAGAGGTGATCTTGAACTACCTACTATAAAAGAACTTGCAAGTAATGCAATAAAAAATAAAGCTATTAATTATGCGGCTGGAAAGTTAGGTTTGAATACTGCACAGGCTTCAGGAATACTATCTGTTTTAGGAATGGGTGCTAACGTTATTTCACCTCTTATTGCAGCTTCTGCACTTTCAGGAAAATCTTTAGGTATCTCAAATTATTTAGCAAACAAACGTGCACAAAAACAATATGCTAAATCAGAAAACATGTTAGAGGCTAAAGTTCTTTCAAATGAATTAGCTAATCAAAGTAGTCCGAGAGACGATGCTATGGGTGGAGCAAATATACCATCAAAAACTTCGACTCCTGCTGCAACACAATCAAGACAAACAAGCGGTATTGGTGGCTTACATTCAGGATATTAAATGGCTAGAGTAGATATAGTAATTCCCGAACCAACACCAATATACACTGAGGAAAATCAAAGACAGGTAACTCAGTCTTTACGAACGATGCAAGATAAGTTAAACACTTCTTATCAACAAGAACTTAAAAACGAACAGGATGCTTTTAATTATTTTTTATCATGACCATACAATATAAAAATCAAGGTTTTAAACAAGCGAGCACAGGTAAGACAACAGTTTTTACATGCCCCTCTAATGCAACAGTTATTGTCAAAAGCGTTTATTGTGCAAATAATGATGCATCATCAGCTGTGTTAGTCAATATGAATTTAGTTGATTCATCTGATTCAAGCACAGAGTACGAATTTTTTAGAAAAGATTTATCTGCAAAATCACAAGTCAATGCTACACCTCAAGGGTTGAATTTAGAAGCTGGTGATGCAATCACAGTTCAAGCAGCTACTGGAAGTAATACAATACAAGGTGCAATAAGTTATGCACAAATAGATAGATCACAAGAGAATGGCTAAACAAAAATTTACACATTTTGTTCCTAGACCAAAACCTCGTAAACGACCGAGGAGACATACAAAAAATGTTAATAAAAAAAAGAAGTTGCAACACAATAAGAAATATAATAGACAAGGACGTAAACAATGAGTGATTTACCTAAAATACCTGCAGAAGCGATTGAAATTATTAAACATAAAAGAACGGGCAAGATATATGATAGCAAAGCTGATTTTGATGCTGATGTTGCTGATCCCAACACTGATACTACTCAAGATGATTTTAGACAAGACCTTGAAATAAAAGTAACAAGAGCAGGAAATATAGGGGCCAAAACTAAAAAATAATGGAACCTAGAGGCGCAACAGAGTTACAGCATGAGTTGCTAGAAAAATACGTATCAAAAGATTTGTTAAATAAGTTTCAAATATGTACATCTATTCCAGGAAAAGTGCCACTGGATCCCAGTAAGATAAACATACTTTGGCAAAAAAACTCTTGGGATCAACCAAACCTTCAAAATTTTTTTAGAAACAAAGATAGGCATCGTGAATATGATTGGTATGTATTTAATTCACATTGGTGTTATGAAAAATTTAGATATTTTTTTCGTATACCTGAAGATAAATCTATTGTTATAAAGAATGGTGCACATCATTTTCCTAAAAGAAAAAAGTACAAAAAAGGTGATCCTATAACAATTATGCATCATTGCACTCCATGGAGAGGCCTAAACGTTTTGTTACTAGCCATGCAATATGTACAAAATAAAAATATTACACTTGATGTATATAGTTCTAATGAAGTTTATGGCAAAGAATTTGCTGACAAAGCAGACAAAGATACAGAAGCCTTATTTAACCAAGCTAAACAATTACCAAATGTAAATTATATAGGATACAAACCTAATGAGTATTTATTAGAACACATTACAGATTATGATTTATTTGTATATCCTTCAATATTCGAAGAAACTTTTTGTGCTTCAGCTTTAGAAGCTTTATCAGCTGGGCTACATGTAATAACAACAAATTTTGGAGCATTACCTGAAACTTGCGCAGAGTGGCCAGTATATGTAAATTATACAAAAGATCTAGAATTGTTAGCTGCAAGTATTGCAGGAGCTATTGATATTGCAGGTAGTTATCTTCATACAGATACAATACAAAATCATTTGGATGAACAACAAAAATATTATAAAAATTTCTATAGCTGGGATAAAAAAGCTATTGAATGGACAAATTTTTTGAAAGGGGCCATAAATGCAAGAGGTTATTAGTAAAAATTTTGACAATTTAACTTTAGACTTTAATAAACTAACTGAGGTATTATCTGTTGATAATTACACATCTATAATTAGTTCTAATTATTTAAATAATTATATTTTACAAACAATTTTTAAAATAAGAGATGTGCACACAAATTATTTTTTTACTGATATAATTAACAAAATTTGTTCTTACAAAAAAGTTCCAGTTGAATCTAAAATAGATGCTTTTTTATTTGTTTCTTTTACACAAGGAATAAATTCAATTATACATAGAGATGCATATGATGTTTTTCTCTATAGTTTATTTGGCGAAACCTTATATATAATTGAAAAAGAAAAATATTACTTAAAGGAATGTGACTTACTTCACATTAAAAAGAACAAAACTCATCAGGCTTTAGGCATAAGCCCAAGAATAGTTTTATCTTTAGGATTACACAATGACATCTAATAAAACATATATAAACGAAGATACTTACCAAACATTACAAGAGGTAACCATAGAAACACAATCTGATTATGAAAAAGCAATTGAACCTTTATGGAAAGACAATAAAGATCAGTTTAAAGATATCGAAGTGTTTGTTGCAACACCTGTCCATAGCGAAGTTTCCATACACTACGCTCAAGCTTTAATAGAGTTTCAACAAGAGTGCTTTAAGAAAAAATTAAAAGTATCTTTTCATCTAATAAAATCATCCTTGGTAACACAAGGAAGAAATTTATCAGTAGCTGGTTTGTTGGAATCTAAAGCAACACATTTATTGTTTATTGATTCAGATATATATTTTCAAGGAAAGTCCATATTTGCTATGTTAAAAGCAGATAAAGATATTATATCTGTTCCATATCCTTTAAAAACTTTGATGTGGGAAAAAGCTTTTGCAAAAATGCAAGAAGGTAAAATAAAATCACCTGATGATATTAGAAGAGCTTTACATACTTATCCCATGAAAGTGCCCAATCCTGATAATATAAAGGTTAATAAGGGTGTAATGGAAGTAACTGATTCACCAACAGGATGTATGCTTATTAAAAGAGAAGTTATAGAAAAAATGATTGAAAAATACCCTGACAAAGAAATAGTACAAAAGACAGTTATCAACGGTAAATATGTAAATAAACCTAATATGTGGAATTTTTTTGATACACTACATGACCCCAAAGAAAAGACTTACAACGGTGAAGATTTTGCCTTTTGTAAGCTTTGGAGAGATATGGGTGGTAAATGCTATGCATATATAAATGATGCTATAGTACATGTGGGGGAACATCAGTACCAAGGCAAGTTCCACGATGAGTTGATATCAGCTAAGTAAAATGGTATTATTTCATATTTAAGATCTTAAAAGGAGTATTTATATATGCCACATCCACTAGCTATCGCTGCCGCATTATACGGTGGATATCGAGGATACCAAGGAGCAAAAGATTCAGGAGCATCAGGACTAGGGAGATTGTTTGGAGCTGCTGCAGGAGCTTATGGAGGGTATAACTTATCAGGGATGGTGCCTGGAGTAAACGCTCCAGCGGTTACCTCTTTGTTTTCTGCAAAAAATCCTGCGATCACTTCAAGAATGATGTCAGCTGTGCCTGGAGGTGGAGATCCAAATATGTTTGTCCCAACTAATACAAAAGCAAAAGGCTTAGATACAATTTTAAATGTCTTAAGAAAAGAGGGGGATCCAAATGAAGCATATAGTCCTGCTAGAGTTTCAGCGGCAATAGCTGCAGGAACTTATCTAAGTGGTGCATTTGACAATCAACCCACAGATATCTTTATGCCAAGTTATAATATGAGTTATTTAGATTTAAAAGAACAAAGACCTAAATATACATTTATAGATCCTGCTACAGGGCAAGAGGTAGAGTACCAAAGTGTTTATGCTCCAGAAGAAGGTGGTAAGGGTGATAGACGTATCGGTCCTTATTCTTTTGCAAAAGAAAGATTAAAAGAAGGTGGACTTGCAGAAGTAAAAAAATTTAATGAAGGTGGTATAAATTATCTTCCATCAAAAATGACTCACGATGAAAATGATTCTAACAATTATGTTAGAGCAACAGGATATGTTGAAGATGGAGCAGGAGTAGGTGATAAAGACGAGGATACAATGTTAGCTCAATTAGCAGATGGAGAGTTTGTAACAAGAGCAGATGGAGTATTAGGTGCTGGAATCATAGCGGGTGCTAATCCAAAT